ATAGGAACAACTTCCCCTTCTCAAAAATTAGAAATAAGTGGTAGTGCAATAGCCAATACTTTTAGTGCTGTTACAATGTCAGCAAGTACATCATTGATAACACCACAAATTTATGGCAGTAATGCAGCTAATGGTGTTATAACAATTGATGGTACAAGTAATGCAACAAAAACTACTAGCTATGTTAATCTACAACCAACTGGTGGTAATGTAGGTATTGGAATAACAACCCCAACAAGTATTCTACACATCAAAGGCACAGATGTTAATCAATTTCAAATATCAAGTAATACAGGTGGCGCTAATGTTGCAACATTTTTAAATTTAGAAAGTGCAACCAATACAGGTTCTGCATATTGGGACATTAACAGAAAGACTGTTGATGGTATTTTTGGTTCTACAGTCGCAACGCATTCTAGAATCACCATGCAATCATCGACTGGATCTGGCTATATATCTTTCAGAACTTCCAATACTGATAATACACTTGCACCAGAAGTAATGAGAATTGCCGGTACTGGAAGTGTAGGCATAGGAACAACCACCCCCTCTCAATTATTACAAGTAGGAAGTTCAGCATCAACAGCAAATCAATACATTAGAATAGATGCAGCAAATGGGTATCAATCAGCTTTAGAATTTACAAATGCAGCAACACAAAAATGGGTTATATATAGACCTGCAAGTTCTAACGATTTGAATATTTATAACCCTACCGTAGGAACTGTAATGGCATTTTCTCAAACAACTGGAAGTATTGGAATAGGCACAACATCATTTGTTACCAACGCAAAACTTTCAATAAAAAATGGACATATTCAAAGTCAACAGGATTAAAAAAATTTAAAAATTATGGGATATGAAAATTTAAAACTATTTAATAAATAAAATGGCTTTACCAACAATTGGACATACAAGAGGAATATCTTCTTCTTCAATTAATAAAGCAACAGATGTTGCTGGAAATGTAACTTTTGCATTAAGTTCTTCTATAGCAAGTACTGTAACTATTTCATTTGGTTATACATATGGTATTGCTCCAATTGTTATAATTTCTCCAATAAATTCAGTTTCAGCAACTGATTCTTCTTTAATTTATGTTACAAGCACACAAAATGATTTTACAATTAATATTAGCGCTGGTGCTAATATTACACTTAGTCATTCATATAATTATCACGCTTTTGAAACTCAAACAAATAATGCATCTGGTTTAACTATAGCAACCGGTGCGGCAGCAACAACATCTAGTAGAACAAATGCAACAGATATTGCTGGTCATTTTTCAATTACTCCAAAATTAAATAATGCAGGAACTGGAGCAACAATAACATATGGTTATACTTATGCAACTGAACCAATTATTGTAATAAGTCCAACAAATGTTTTAGCAGCCATAGATAATATATGTGTTTATACAACATCATATTTAAATAAATTTATTGTAAATACAACTTCTGCTATTTTAGCAGAAGTTCATACTTATGATTATCACATTATTGAGACTCAGTCAAATAATGCTACATTTAATGCAATAACAACTACTACTTACGTCGCAGGTTCACAATCGAGAACTAAATGTACAGATGTGGCAGGTAATGTACAAATAACTCCAACTACAGCAGCAGGAACTGTAACATTTCCATTTGGTTATTTATATGTAACAGCACCTATAGTTGTAATTTCTGCTACCAATTCAGCAGGAGCAGTTAGGATGAATTCAACTTACGTAACTTCAACTACTTCGTCTTTTACATTAAATTTAGGTGTAGGAACAACTGATGTAGCAAATTTCACATATCACGTAATAGAAACTATCATATAAAACAATTAATAGTTTTTTATATTTATAAAAAAGAATAATAATGGCAAAGGATATAGAATTAAAAATAAAAATAGATACCGGTCAAGCATCTCAAAATGTTGGAAAAGTTGTTGATGAAATGACTCGTCTAAAAAAAGAGACTAAAGCTGCCATGTCTGATGCCATAAAAGGAGTTGCTGGTGCTTCTGAAAGAGTTGCTGAATTAAAAGATAAAATGGAAGACCTTAATGAAGCTACAAATTCATTAAAAGGGTCAGGAATTGAAAAATTAAACTCATCTTTAGGATTATTAAAAGAAGGATTTGTAAACGCAGACCCAGGAAAACTTGGAGCTGGATTTAAAGTTTTGGGTTTAGCAATGAAAGCTATTCCAATTTTTCTTTTAATTGAGGGAATTAAATATGTAATTGAAAATTTTGAAAAACTAACTCAATCAGGTGGTTTAATAGGAAAAGTTTTTGGATTTATTAAAGATGTAATTGATACAGTTATTCAAGCTTTTAAGGATTTAACTGATTGGTTAGGAATAACTAATAATGCTATTGAAGATAATGCTGAAAAAACAATAGAAGCGTCTAAAAAAGCAGGTGCAGCAGTAACACAAAGATATGATGATGAAATAAAACTTGCTAATGCAGCCGGAAAAGATGTTACTACACTTGAAATNAAAAAACAAGAAGCTGTTATTGAAACTGCNAGAGTTCAAGTTAATGCATTAAAAGCTGTTTATGAAGCGAATGGAACTTTAACTAAAGCTCAAATGGAGCAATTAGAAACTTTAGTAACAACAATTCATAATGCCGAAGTTGAAATTAAAGCTAAAACCATTGCTAACGAAAAGAAAACATCTGATGAAAAAGTAAAAATAAATAAAGAGTATAATGATGAACATAAAAAAATAGAAGAGGATAAATTAAAAGAAAGTGGTAAAGCTTGGATGGCTGAATTAAAAGCTAAAGAAGAAGCAGAAGATGCTAAAATAGAATTAGAAGAAAAATCCTCTTTAGAAAGTTATAGAATAGAACAAGAAAGAATAAAATTATCCGGAGAAGCTTGGATGGCTAAATTAAAAGCTAAAGAAAAAGCAGAAGATGATAGAATTACAAAAGAAGAATCTGATTCATTAAAATCAGTTCAGGATGCAAAAAATAGGCAAGATTCTATGTTCGAAATTGCTAAAACTTCAAATGACTCTTTAATTGCTTTATCTGATTTATTCTTTTCTGTAAAAATGGCAAATACAAGAAAGGGAAGTGCAGAAGAAGAAAAAGCAGCAAGACAACAATTTAAAATTAATAAAGCATTAGCCATTCAATCTGCTGTAATATCAGGTATTCAAGGTGTTGTTAATGCTTTATCAGCTCAATCAGTTGTTCCTGAGCCATTTGGAACAATTTTAAAAGTTGCAACAGCTGTTTCAGTTGGAATTGCTGCCGCGACAAATGTGGCAAAAATAGCNGCAACTCAATTTACNCTTAATGGTGGAGGAGAAAGTTCNGGAGTTGCTGTACCAGCTTCTCCTTCATCAGCATCNCCAAATGCATCAGGTGCTTTTACTGGAAATGAATTACAAAAAATTGGTTCAACAAATTCATCAAGTACAATAAATAAACCATCAAAAGTTTATGTAATTAGTCAGGATTTAACAAATCAACAAAATTCAGATGCAGTTTTAGAGAGAAGAGCTAATTTTACTCCTTAATTATGGTATAATATATTCAATATATGTATAATTATTTGAAGAATTTGATGTTTTTACTTTTTTTTCATCATAATATAAATCAAAACTTATTGCATTATAATTTAAATTTTCCTTGGTTGAAAAAAATATAGTATCATTACTTTGAACTTTGAAATATTTATTAAATCTAACGGGACCATCAAGAGCTAAATTATTGTATGGAATATAATATATTGCACTAGGAATTGTATCAAAATAATAATTTAGATTTGAAGAATGATAATGAATTGAATTTTTAATATATAATGTTAATTCAGGATTTCCATAATTATGAGTCAAATTCCAATTACAAGGTAATAAATAAATAAAATGTTGAATCTGATTCATTTGTGCAATTTCTGTTTTTTTACAAGAAGTTGATAATACTAATAGTACTACAGTAATTATTTTAAAAAATACTTTTTTCATAATTTAAGTTTTAAGTTTTTTATATTAAACGAAATAATAATTATAATGTTACAAATATACTAAAAAATCACTTTTATATTTATAATTATGAAAGAAAAAGATAAAATTGAAAAATTACGCACAGTTGAATTTGTTATTGATGATGCTGAAGGTTCTATTTTAGGAGATTTATCTCTTATTTCTATTGTACGTGACCCAGCAATTGAAAAATCATTTCATTTATTTTCAAAAGAGAAAGAACATTCATTTGCAAAAATAGATTTTGAAAAACAAATTATTGTCGGTCCGGCTATGACAGCAAATAAAAACATTCTTCGATACAACAAAGAAACAGACACTTATTTTAACTGTTTTTTTTCAGAAGAAACTGTTGTAAAATGCTCAGAATTATTTTTTAAGAATTCAAATCACACAAAAACATCACTTGAACATTCAGAAGTACTTGGCCAAAACCAAATAAAAGATGCTTATGTGACTCAATCTTGGATTGTTCAAGACCCAGCTAAAGATACAGCCATAAGCTACGGCTTTACTCCATCNAAAGGAGATTGGTTTATTGCAATGAAGATAGAAAGTCCAGTTCTTTGGAATATAATAAAGACAGAAGGTTTTTCAGGATTTTCCATTGAAGGAGATTTTGCGGAAAAATTCTCTCATATATTTAAACAAGTAATATCCCCTATAAATATTGAATCTAAAATAAAAGAAATAGTATATAACAAGGATATAAATGATATCCAAAAAGAAATTGAAATTAAAAAATTACTTTAATTGTACAAAAAACACACAATTATATTTATTATTATAAATTAACGCAACGCAACCAATATGAGTTTAATTGATAAAATCAAATTGCTTTTTGAAGCAGAAAAAACACCACAAGAAACAAAATGTGCTGATGTTAAAACTAAAGATGGTTTAATATTAAGAGTAGATGGAGAATTGAAAGAAGGTTCTATTGTTTCTCAATTATCAGAAGATGGTTCAGTTCAAATAGTAGGAGCTGCTGATTATGAATTAGAAGATGGAAGTATAATTTCAACAGACGGAACAGGTGCAATTATAAAAATTGTTGCTCCGGAAGTTCCAGAAGAAGAAATGGCAGAAGAAACTCCAGCGTTAGAAACTCCAGTAACTGAAGCTCCTGAAACTGATAAGATTACGGCAATCGAAACAAAATGTGCAGAACTTGAAGCAGCAATAAATTTACTTTCTGAAGAAATAAAAAAATGTATTGACATGTGTAATGCAGGTGGAATGCAAATGGAATCAGAAATGAAAGAAGTTACTAAAGAAAATAAAAATCTGAAGAAACAAGTAAAAGAATTAAGTGCAGAACCTGCAACTCCTGCTGTAAACTTCAAAAAAGTTGAAGCAAAAGAAGAAGTAAAACAAACAAAAAAATCAACAACTTTTAATAGAATTGTTGAAATTAGAGAATCAAAAAATAACAAATAAAAATATTGGTCACGAAGACCAAACAAACAAATAACAATTTAAAACATAAATTATGTCATTAAACGTATCAGCATTATCAACCTACACAGATCAAATATCTGGAAAATTGGCTAAAGAAATTCTTTTAGCTTCAAACACAATAAAAGGCGATATCGTCGCTATACAATACGGTGCCATCGGCAATGCCGTACAATTAAATTCAATCAAAAGTACAATTTTAGGAACAACTGCTGCTTGTAGTGCTTTTGCAACATCTGGAAGTACTGTTATTGGTGCGACTACAGTTACGCTCTGCCCAGTTAAGTTCGAAGATTCTGTGTGTATTGATACATTAAATAAGTATTACTTATCATTTATGGCTCAATCTAAATTTAATACTGAAGATCTTGGGGCTTTCGAAGATGTTTTTGTTTCTAATAAAGTAGAAGCAA